GAAATTGCCCTAGATCGTGCGCTGACCAGATTCCGCCAACGTAGCCCTAACGCTGTAGAAGAAAGTTACTTGTTTTTAGAGCTTATTCAAGATCAGAACGAGTATAGATTACCAGATGAAGTTATCGCAGTGCGTGAAGTTTTCCGCCGCGCTGTTGGTTCACGTACTGGTATGGGTGCTGGAGGCACGTTATTTGAACCATTTAACTTGGCCTATACAAACACGTATTTGATGTCAGGTAGTATGATGGGTGGTTTAGCTACCTACGACGCCTTTGCTGGATATCAAAAATTAGTAGGACGTATGTTCGGTAGTTATATTGAGTATAATTGGAAGCCTACTAGTCATATACTAGACATTCTTCAACGTCCTTTTGCTCAAGGCGAACAGGTACTAATTCGTAGCTATAACCATCGCCCAGACTGGGTTATACTACAAGACATCTATGCCAAACAATGGCTTAGAGATTATGCTCTTGCTACTGCCAAAACAATCCTAGGCGAAGCACGTAGTAAATTTGGCAGCATTGCAGGCCCAGGAAGTCCAATTACACTCAATGGCACTGCTATGCTTCAAGCTGGCAAAGATGAATTGGAAAAACTAGATAAAGAACTAGAAACTCTAATTTCGGGCGGAACCGGCCTAACTTTCGTTCTTGGCTAAAAAAAATATTGCATCTGTAATAAAACTGTTATATAATAGTACATCTATTAGGGGATTACTATGATTATTGGCATCTGCGGTTTTATTGGTTCTGGCAAAGATACTATTGCTGACTACTTGACTAACTTTCACGGATTTCGACGAGAATCATTTGCCAATAGCCTAAAAGATGCTGTATCAGCAGTGTTTGGTTGGGATCGCACCATGCTAGAAGGCCGTACTAAACAGGCCCGTGAATGGCGTGAGCAAGTAGATCCATGGTGGGCAGAACGTTTGAACATGCCACACTTGACACCACGCTGGGTACTACAATACTGGGGCACTGAAGTATGTCGTAAAGGGTTCAATGACGATATTTGGATTGCCGCACTAGAAAATAAACTCCGCAACAGTACAGACGACATTGTTATCAGTGACTGTCGTTTTCCTAATGAAATAAAATCAATTAAAAATGCAGGCGGCATTGTTATCCGTGTAAAACGTGGGGATGATCCCGAATGGTACAAGGACGCATGCGATGTTAATGCCGGTGAAAAATGTATGAATTATTCAAGAGCAAAGTCACGTCTGGCAGAATTAAATATCCACGCTAGCGAAACTGCTTGGTGCGGTACTAAATTTGATGCTGTTGTACCTAATGATACTACTATAGATGATTTATACGGACTAGTAAAAGATCTAATTATAAATCAGGAACAAGATCGCCCTGGCGCCACTTTACCCCTTCCTTATGTAGAACTCGCTGACAGTTTGCACATACCGTCTTGAGATTATTAGGGCGGGCATTATTTAAATCCCCGTCCACATGAAATACAGCAAACACTTCTTTATGCGGTGATCTAAACCCGCATTTATCGCAAGTATTTTTAATTTTATATCCAGCAGTAGACCATCGGGGAGCTCTAACTCCCCGATTACATAACCCGCAACGGCTTCTATAAAATGCTTTACCTTGTTTATAGTAGTTAATCGCTACGGGCGCACGGCCACAGTCACATAACGGTCTCATATTTTATTTAAGCCTTTTTTGAACCTTTTTATGGGTGTATAACCGCTGCAAATTGTTCAAAACCTATAAATACATGAACAGCATGTCATCATGGAGATCACACAATGGCCATACTTCAGTCACCAGGCGTAAGCGTAACAGTTATAGACGAAAGTTTTTATACACCAGCAGCACCTGGAACCGTACCTTTAATTATAGTTGCTTCAGAAGCAAACAAACAGAATTCAGCTGGCACAGGAACAGCGCCAGGAACATTAGCATCTAATGCTGGTAAAGTTTATCTACTAACAAGCCAAATGGATTTAGGAAATACTTTTGGTATTCCTTATTTCCAAACTGATGCAGAAAACAATCCAGTGAATGGTGGTGAGTTAAACGAATATGGTCTACAAGCTGCCTACAGCTTTTTAGGCGTAGCTAATCGTGCATATGTTGTACGTGCTGATCTCGACACTGCACAATTAATTGGTAGCGTAACATCTCCAACACAACCACCAGCAGATGGTACATACTGGTTCGACACAGCAGATACACAGTTTGGTGTATTCGAATGGAACGGACAACCTTTATCTGCTGCTGATGGTCAAACATTTGCAAATCAAACTGTTAAGGTGATCAGCGCAGGCGATAATACCTACAATACCGGTACATATGCTCCTTTGCCAAGTTTTGGCTCACAAGGGGATTATGCGATTGTTACTGTTACTAACCTAAATAAATTATGGTTTAAGAAATATAATACTGCCAGCGACGGAAATCCATCAAATGGCGGCACATGGGTGGAAGTTGGTAGTCCATCATGGGCATCAAGCTGGCCAGCAGCAACTGGTACAGTTAACAGCCCAACACTACTATCAGGTGATTCATTAGTATTCAAAGATGGTGCTGGTAATACACTTTACACAGCAACTGGCGCAACTAGCCTAGCTACTTTAGTTTCTGCAATTGGTTCAAATGTTACAGGAGTTACAGCTAGCGTAGTTGGCGGATACTTAAATCTGTATTCAACAGGTGTGACAATTAATATTTCAGGAACAACTGTAACCAAGGTTGGTTTAACAGTGGGTTCATACTTAGCACCTAAACTAACAATCCAACCACACTACCAGATTCCTTTATACAAAATTACTGATCAAAGTGGTTCTGTTGAAGGTTATCCAACAGGAAGTTTATGGATTAAAACAACTCCGGTTAATCTTGGTGCAAATTGGGATATTAAAAAGTACAATGCCACAACAGGTAAATTTGTTAAACTAGCAGAGTCACAATTATATCCAACTAATGCCGCAGCACTAGCAGCATTAGATCCAACAGGCGGTGGCTTAAATATTCCTACTGGTGCTGTTTATGTAAAATACAACGATGATGAAGGTTCAACACCTTATGCACAGTTTAAGATTTATGGAAGAACTGGGACCGGCCAGACTGTAGTTACATCTAAGCCGATTACTAGCTCTACATTTAATGCAAATACCACATATACGTTTACTACAAGTTGGACTACTCCAGGTAGCTCATCTTATACATCAGCAGCTACAGTAAGTTTTAGTTATGCTGGTACAGCGAGTGCAGTAGCGGCTATCAATGCACTAGCAGCAGCCTTTACTACAGCAGTGAGTGATGCAAATGTAACAATTTCTTACACAAGCAGTACTATCACAATTACTCATCAAGCAGGCGGTGATATTAAACTTGTTGATGGCACAGGTACTCCAGTACATACATTATTCTCAGTAAACGATGCAGGAAATGGTACAAGTAACTTCTATACAGATCCAAGCTCAAACGGTAGTGATGGCAAGTATGTAATCACACAGTGGGCTTCAACATTTGCTGGCACAGCATTTGCTCCAGCTAGCCTAACTGCTCCAACACAACCGCCAGCAGATGGTACATTGTGGTATAACTCATCAGTTGAAGATGCGGATATCATGGTTAATGATGGCACACATTGGAGAGGTTATAAGTCTAGTCAGGCCGTTGCACTAAATGGCATCTATGGCGGCGGAACTACTGATCCAATGGGACCAATTATTAGTTCTACAATGCCAACTACTCAAAGTGACGGACAAACAGCATTGGCCAACGGCGATCTATGGATTGACGTAAGCAATACTGAAAACTTCCCAGTCATAAACAAGTATAACTACAATACTAAGAAATGGGTGACAATTAACAATCAAGATCACACTACAGAAAATGGTGTTATTTTTGCTGATGCACGTTGGACTACAGACGGTGGTGCCGCTAACGGCGCAACACCTGCTACAATCCAAGCATTATTGCACAGCGACTTCTTAGACTTCGATGCACCAGATCCAGCACTATATCCAAAAGGTATGTTGTTATGGAATCTACGTCGCTCAAGTTATAACGTCAAGCGTTATGTTGTTGGTTATGTAGATCCTAATGCATATGATACTCGTTATCAAAATACACTACAAACTTACTTCTATCCAAATGTTTGGGTAAGCGATGCACCTAATGATGTTCATGGTGTTGGTCAGTTTGGCCGTAAAGCTCAACGTGCTGTAGTAGTTAAAGCACTAACAGCATTAATTGAAAGCAATCAACAAATCCGTGACGAAGACAGTCGTGTGTTTAATCTAATCAGCTGCCCAGGTTACTTAGAAACTCTAAGTCCTCTAGTTGATTTAAACACAAGCCGCGGTGAATTATCATTCATTGTAGCTGACGCACCAGCACGTTTAACTCCAGATGCTACTACATTGAGCAACTGGGGTGCTAACACAGCGAACGCTGCGGTGGACGGTGAAGACGGTCTAGTAACTACAAACCCATATGCAGCAGTTTACTATCCATGGGGTTATACACAAGACTTATTAGGCAACAATGTTGCTGTTCCACCAAGTCACATCATGTTACGCACAATCGCATTAAGCGACAATGTTTCTTATCCATGGTTTGCGCCAGCTGGAACACGTCGTGGTGGTGTTACAAATGCTAGCTCAGTAGGCTACATTGATGGTCAAACAGGTGAATTCGTAACTGTAGCATTGAATAACGGACAGCGTGATACATTATCAACAGTACACGTAAATCCAATTACTTACTTGGGTGGTATTGGTTTAGTTGCTTATGGTCAAAAGACACGTCAGTTAGTAGCAAGTTCATTAGATCGTATCAACGTAGCACGTTTAGTAATTTATCTACGCTACCAATTAAACGCTATTGCTAAACCATATATCTTTGAACCAAACGATACTATTACCCGTAATAGCATTAAGCAACAAATCGAATCGATGTTGTTAGAGTTAACAGGTCAACGTGCTCTTTATGACTACCTAGTTGTTTGTGATACAAGTAATAACACGCCAACAAGAATCGATGCAAACGAACTTTATGTTGACATAGCCATTGAACCAGTTAAAGCTGTTGAATTCATTTATATTCCACTACGCTTAGAAAATACTGGTGCAATTAAAGGCCTAGGCAGCAAATAATTAGGAGAAATTAAATGGCAATCGCAGCATTATCAAACTTTACAGTACCGTTAGCATCAGACCAAAGCGCAGCATCACAAGGTATGTTGATGCCAAAGTTGAAGTATCGCTTTAGAATCAACTTTGAAAATCTTGGTGTTAGCACTCCAACAACTGAACTAACTAAACAGGTTAGCGAAGCAGCTCGTCCACAAGTTAAATTTACTGATCAAGTAATTGAAATTTACAACAGTAAAATTCACTATGCCGGTAAACCAGCTTGGGAACCAATTAGCATCAAACTACGTGACGATGTTACTGGTTCAGTTAGTAAACTAATTGGCGAGCAAAATCAGAAACAGTTTGACTTCTTTGAACAAAGTTCAGCAGCAGCCGCAGGTGATTATAAGTTCACAATGCGTATTGAAATGCTTGACGGTGGTAATGGTTCACAGACTCCTAACGTTCTTGAAACATGGGAATGTTATGGTTGCTATTTAGAGTCAACAAACTGGCAAGATTTAAAATATAGTGAGCAGGGTCCAGCTATGATTGATATCAGCGTTCGTTTTGATAATGCTGTTCAAACTACCGGCGGCGCTATTGGTGCAAGTACACCAGTAATGAAATCCCCAGGCGGAACAAACGCACTAGGAGCATAATTAAAAAAGCCTACAAAGTAGGCTTTTTTAATGACTATTGATTAACTACGTAGTTTATTTTTAAACTAAATATTGTATGGCCTTCACATCCGACCGTAATCTTAAATCAGATCCAACAATCAATCTGCGCGACCAAGAACACGCCGCCAGAGTGTTTGCGGATAATCAGTTTAGGCTAGCACCTAAATTTAAGTTTTTATTCCATGTAAGTTTTGGTATAAATGCTGGTGCTCTTCAAAACGCTAATATTGTACAGCGTTACGGTAATGAAATTAATCTCATGGTTAAGAGCGTAGATCTACCGCAGTACAAGGTAGAAACAGAACTGCTAAATCAGTACAACAGAAAAAAAGTTGTACAGTATACACATAAGCCGCAAGAAATTGGTATAACATTCCATGACGACAATATGGGATTAATTAATCAGTTATGGCAAAGCTACTACAGTTATTATTATGCAGATCCAACCAGTGCTAGCCAGCCGGGTGCATATAATAGAACAGCGATGAGAAGTTTTGATTATATCAATAATTCCTACGGCCTAGATAACAGTAGCACCAGTCCATTTTTTAATTATATTAAAATTTATCAGATGGCACGTCACGAGTATGTTCAATACACATTGACTAATCCTATCATTAGTAATTGGAATCATAATAAATTAGATTATGCACAAAATGCTCTGCATGATTTTACTATGAAAATACAATACGAAGCCGTGAGCTATTCAGTAGGTGCGGTTGCTGAAGGCGATCCAGAAGGATTTGCTATGGAACACTACGATCAGACTCCAAGTCCTCTAAGTGGACAGAATCCAGACCCTACTGTCAATAATCCAAGTTTTGTAGAATCTTTAGATATCCAGGCTGCTGCCCC